CTTATCAGCATCCGCCCGAAGTGGTGCGAGAAGATCGTCAATGGTGAGAAAACCATCGAGGTCCGAAAGACGCGCCCGAAGCTGGAAACGCCATTTAAGGCCTACCTGTACGTGACGGCGGGGAATCTGTCTTACAGATGCCCGAATGGGATGATCTGCCATTGTAACGGAGGGCGAGCGGTCATTGGGGAGTTTGTCTGCAACAAGGTGGACTGGATTACTCGAATCGGTTTTTCCGGCTCCCCCGTCCCGTCAAGGTACAGCATTTGCAGCCACAGCAATATGAATGTCTTACCCATCAACGATTTGCTCTATGCAGCCCGCCTGACATATCCGGAGCTGGCGGACTATCTTGCTGGCGGCGAGGGCTACGGCTGGCATATCTCCGACCTGCGCATTTATGATACGCCGCGCGAACTGAGTGAGTTTACCGGTTTACGCAATACGAGATTCGGCGCAGCGCCATACGACATCAAGCGGCCGCCCCAGAGCTGGTGCTATGTGGAGGCGATGGACAGCGAGAGAAAGGACGGAAAGGATGGCTAAACGATCCGCTTATTTGCAGCGACGGGAGGCGGAGCTGGATGCAGCGTTTAATGCCGGGGCTGCCATGGCCTTGCAGTTTGCCACAGACACCCTCCAGATCACGATCCACCAGAAGAACGGGTGGGGATTTGACCGGGTCATGCGTCTGACAAAAGACTGGGTTGATACCCAGCGCGAGTACAAACCGGCACTGAATTGTAAGGATCCAGCTTCGGACGTGTGCCAGGAGCACATGGACCGTATTTTGGCGGAGATCATCCGGGACCGTATGACCCTGATTTCATTCCCGGATCGGTATCCAAACGCGAAAAAGATCAAATACGGGAGGTAAAGCATGGAAACTGAAAAAAAAAGTTATGAACCAATGGAAATTGACCGCGTACCGTATATGGGCTTGGCAGATTGCAAGGACTGCCCGGAAAGATGCTCAACGGTCATTGAGCATCGGTTGTATGGTAATTCTGGCTGTGTGGCAGTTGATACGCATGTGGAATGCGCAAAACTGGATCTTTGCCTCAAACTCAAGCGGCGTTTGATGGAGAGCCTTCGAGATGGGATCATCTGCGGAGAGGGCAACAGTGAGCCGCTGGGCCTGAGCCGTGCGGAGCCTCCTGCCGATGGCTGATCCGTTTGTGTGCGTCAGGCAGCGGGCGGGGCCGTTGGTCAAGGCGCTGGTGACGGACAACTACGGATATCTCCGTCGCTACGGGCCGGGGGCGGTGCGGGGCCGGTGCGGGCCGGCCCTCAGCCACACCACCGTTGACAAGTTGGAACTCCGGCTGGCGCTTTTTGGCTATGACGGTATTTTTTACACGCTGACCTTTGACGATGACCATCTCCCGCCGGATCGGGCCGGGGTGGATCGGATCTGGGACGCATTTGCGAAGCGTCTCAGGCGGTGGAAGCGCGGGCCGGTGGACTACTACGTTTACCGGGTGGAGGGCCTCCACGGCGACCACCGGCTCCATATCCACGTGTTTCTTCGGGATCAGGACTTCCCGCCGGCCGTGGTGCAGTACCTCTGGCGGACGTGGGGCAATGCCTACGATGTGCGCTGGGACCGGGCGCGGGTGCTGTCAGAGGGCGGCTACCGTGGGCTGGCGATCTATTTCACCAAAGAGGTCCCGGAGGTGGGCCGCCACCCGTGGGGCTGCTCACGGGCACTGAGTAAGTACCTTCCGCCTCCGGAGGTGACCACCTGCAAAAGCGGCATGGTGCGGCTGCCCAAGGGCGCCACACCGCTGCCCATGCAGGGCCGAGACCGTCCTCAGCTGGGCGGGTTGGGGCTGTACGGCTACAGCCGGTATCTGCTCCCGGAAAAATAGCGCTTTTATTTTAATAACAAAGTTTAGTTTATCTATCTATAGATAGCGTAATCCTCTTGAAACCTACGGAATATCTACGGACAACCGCAAGAAAGTGAGGGAAAAGCCTTGATTCCAGCTAGAAACGGTGATAAAATAAGCACAAAGGACGGATGGTTGACTTGCCCGATCTGCAAGCGCAACCACAGACTGCTGAGGATCACAGACGCCACCAGGGCGAGAGGCCTACCGGTCTACTGCCGGACGTGCCACAGTGAGGTGATCCTGGATATCGACGAAGGCCAGAGCGTTAAACGCCAGAGCCAATGACTCCCCGGAGGGGGCGTTGTTGGGTCTGGCGTTTTTGTTTTACCCGGAGGTGATAGCCCGTGGCAACAAAGCCGCTGAGACCGTGTTTATACCCGGGCTGCTATCGGCTGGTGCCCGGCGGGTACTGCGCAGAGCACCAGCCGAAGCCCAAGGAGCGAAGCCAGGAGGCGCAGGCCTGGCGCTGGATGTACCAGACACAAGACTGGAAGACGCTGCGCAGTGAGCAGCTCCTTCGGGAGCCGTGGTGCCGTGAGTGTGCTCAGCACGGCATTCGGACGAGGGCCACGGACGTGGACCACATCCGGAACCACAAGGGCGACTGGGCTGTGTTCACGGATCCCAGCAACCTCCAGAGCCTGTGCCACCGTTGCCACAGCCGCAAGACTGCGGCGGAAATGAGCAAAAACAGATCGCTTCGGCGGCGCTGATCGCGGAGGAAATCGGCGGACGCTTGGGCACGCGGAAGCCCAGGCCCGCGCCTGCGGGGTTCCTTGCAGCCCTCCCCCCGGGCAGTTGAAGTTTTCGCCGCTGCCGGAAATACCGCGGGCCCCCCTCCGTGCGGGATTTTTTCCCCACGGGAGATTCGGCGGCAGCCCGGCGGCAGGACGGCGGGGCGATCCGGGGGCGATCCGGCGGTAGTCAAGGCGAGGGCCAGGGCGCTGCGGGGGCGCAGCGAAAGGCCACAAAACGCTGCGAGGACGCAGCGGGAATTGAATCACATGGCATAGACCAAAAGCCTGAAAGGCAAGAGTCAGCACGTACCGGAGACCGGTGCGCGTCGGCCCTTGCCTTTTTTGTTTTCCGGCTTGTGACCCGGCCCCTGTGCCGGTTTTCACCCTTTCTTCCCTTCCGACCTCCGTGCTTTACCACGGAGGCCGGGTCATGAGCCGGAGCTACCGCCCTGCCTGCGCCGAAGGCCTGCGCTGGATGCGCGGGGTATTGACGTAGACGCGGTGGGGCGGCACGGTCCGAATCGGACACATTCCCCCGACGCACACGGCGGCGTTCGCGCCGCAGCGGGCTTGATCCTCCTGCGGCGGCCCTGGCTGCCATGCGAGGGTCGCCGTGTGCGCCGGGTATCACAGGAGAATCAGCATGGCAAGGAAAAAGACACCCGGCGGGACTGCCGGAAAGGGCGGCGTCAACCCGGCGCCGACAAGAGACGATCAGACGGTGCGAATCGCAGCGGAGCAGCTCACCATGGTCCCCATTGACGATCTCATCCCCTACGCAAACAACGCCAAGAAGCACGGCGTGAAACAGATCAACCAGATCCGGGCCAGCCTGCGGGAGTTCGGATTTGTAACTCCCGTGCTCATCGATTTTGACAACAACATCATCGCAGGCCACGGCCGGGTGGAGGCCGCCAGAGCGGAGGGCATGAGCGAGGTGCCCTGTGTGCTGGTGACCAACCTGACAGAGGCCCAGCGCAAGGCCTACATCCTGGCGGACAACCGGCTGAGCGAGACGGCAGCATGGGACACGGAGCTGCTGAAAATCGAGCTGGAGGGCCTGGAGGCTTTGAACTTCGACACCGGGATCGCCGGTTTTGACGCGGAGAGTTTCGCAGAGATCGAAGCAAGCCTCTCCGGCCATACGGCTGCTGAAGATGCAGCGGAGCCGGAAGATAAGCACTTCTGGGGCGACGATGAGGGCGAAAGCTCCGAGGAATACGAAGCGTTTACCGATAAGTTCAAGCGAAAACTGACTACGGATGACTGCTATACCCCGGAGAACATCTACGCGGCAATCAGGGATTGGGCGGTAGAGCACTACGGACTTGGCGACGCTCAGATCCTGCGGCCCTTCTTCCCCGGCGGCGATTATGAGCATGAGGACTACCCGGAAGGCTGCGTGGTAATCGACAACCCGCCGTTTTCTATTCTCTCCCAGATCTGCAAGTTTTACATGGAGCGCGGTATTCGGTTCTTTCTGTTTGCCCCGGCGCTGACACTGTTTTCCATTGCGTCTGGCGCATGCAATTATTTGCCGATGTCCTGTCGCATCACCTACGAAAACGGTGCGGATGTGCGCACGAGCTTTGTGACAAACCTGGGCGGCTGGAAGATCGAAACGGTCCCGGATCTATGGCACCGTGTAGATGATCTGAACACTCAAAACACTCGCGAGGATGCGGTTGAGCTGCACGGCTATACATACCCCGAATGCGTGATGACTCCCATCCGGATCGCACCGACCTCGAAGTGGCAGGCGCTGCGTGTGCGTGCGGAGGACGCCGCCTTTACACGGGCGCTGGACGAGCAGCGCGCACAGAACAAAGCCATCTACGGCGCAGCGTTTCTTCTTTCGGAGAAGGCGGCGGCGGAGAAGGCAGCGGCGGAGAAGGCAGCGGCGGAGAAGCGTGCCCAGTTTGTCTGGGAATTGTCTGACCGCGAAAAGGCGCTTGTGAAAAGCCTTGGGAAACACGGCGGTTCCGTATGACGGTGCAAGAAGCTGAGCGGATCATCGCGTGGACGAGCAGCCCGTACCTGAAACGGGACATGCAGCGGTTTATCAGAAACCAGCGGAGAAAGGAGGGCCGGAATGGCCGGGAAAAGACAGCCGACGGATGTGGTGATCGCCAACGGGCGAAAGCACCTGAGCAAAACCGAGGAGGCGGAGCGAAGGGCCGGTGAGGTGAAGGTCTCCCCTGCCAAGACGGCCAAGCCGCCAAAGTGGCTGCTGGAGACGCTGAAAAAGGATTTCCGGGCTATCGGCAAGCGGCTGATCGCCTCCGGACTCTACACGGAGCTGGACGCGGATACCCTGGGCCGCTATCTGGTGGCCCAGCACCAGTGGCTCATTGCCACCGGCGAGGCGGAGAAGGCGCTGGCCCAGCGAGACCAGGAGGGCGCTGACGGCTGGGGCAAGATTCAGGAGCGCTATTTCAAGCAGGCCCGGAACTGCGCCAACGATATGGGCCTGACCGTCACCAGCCGCTGCCGCCTGGTGGTGCCGGATCCCGGCAAGCAGGCGACGGAGGACAGCAACCCCATGCTGGAGCTGATCCGGGGAGGCATGGATCAGTATGCCTGAGATGTTGACGCTGGCGCCGGGCATCGAGGTACCGACGCCGGATGACGGCGCGGAGCTGCGGTACAGCCAGGAGGCCGTGGACCGTGTGGAGAAATTCTTCTCCATGCTGGTGTTCGGCCAGAACCAGTGGGCCGGTCAGCCCTTCCACCTTCTGGAGTGGGAGCGGCGGGCCATCCGGGAGTTCTTCGGCATCCAGATCCGCAATGATCGCGGCCAGTGGGTGCGATACCGCCGGTTTCTGTATGACGAGATCGCCAAGAAAAACGGCAAGAGCGAGTTCGCGGCCGGGCTGGGGCTGAATCTGCTGGTGAATGACGGCGAGAGCCGCCCGCAGGTGGGCATTTTCGCCGCCGATAAGACCAACGCGGATATCATCTACCAGTGTGCCAAGTACATGGTGGAGCACACGGCACTGGGCCAGCCGGCACACCGGCCGTTGGCATGGTGCCGGGACAGCGTCCGAGAGATCCGGACACGGTTCGGCGGCATGATGAAGGTCTACAGCAGCGACGCGGACACCAAGCACGGTTTCAGCTTTTCGGCCATTATCATCGACGAGCTGCACGCCCAGCCAAACCGGCGGCTGTGGGACGTCCTGACGGTGGGCTCCAACGCGGCCCGGCTCCAGCAGGCGGTGATCGTGCTGACCACGGCGGGCGATGACCCAGACCGCAAGTCTATCGGTTGGGAGATCCATGAGAAGTGCCGCAGGCTGCTGGCATGGCGGCGGGGTGAGCCGGAGCGTCCCATGGATGAGGACGATCCGCAGTGGCTTCCCATCATGTACGGCATCTCCACCCTGACGCAGGACGATCCGGACAGGATCGCGGAGCTGGACATCTATGACGAAGCGCTGTGGAAAACCTGCAACCCCAGTTATGGGGTGACGATCCAGCCCCGGCAGTTCCGGGATGACGCCCGGGCGGCCAAGGCCAGCGAGGCGGCGGAGCGCAATTTCCGGTGGCTTCGTTTAAACCAGTGGATCTCCACCAAAGACGTGGGGTGGCTGCCGCTGACCCTCTACGACAAGACCCAGATCGGCCCCTCCGCCAAGGCGGAGCGAGAGGCGTGGGTGGCGGAGCACCTGACAGGCAAGACCTGCTACGGTGGGCTGGATATGTCTCTTCGGACGGACCTCAGCGCTCTGGTGCTGGTATTCCCTCCTCAGCCGGGACTGGATCAGGGCGTGGCCCTGTTCCGGGCGTGGCGGCCCCTTGAGGGCGTGACGGAGGCGGAGCAGCGGGATCATGTGCCCTACCGGGACTGGGAGCGGGCCGGATTCCTCACTCTTTGCCAGGGCGACATGATCGACAACCGGGACGTGATCGCGGCCATTCTGGACGCCAAGGAGCAGTATGACCTGCGGGCGCTGGGCATCGACCAGTATCTGACGGCCACCATGACGCCGCTGCTTCAGGACGAGGGCGTGGAGATCATCGCCATCCCTCAGACCATGGCGGGGATGAGTCCGGCCATGAAGGAGCTGGAGGGCCTGATCCGGGAGCACAGGATGCTCCACGTCCACAACACCTGCGGCCGGTGGTGCTTCGGCAACGTCCGGTGTGCGGTGGATGGCAACGAGAACCAGAAGCCCATGAAGAACCGGAGTATCGGGCGTATCGATATCACGGTGGCGTGGATCATTGCCGTGGCGGCGTGGATCGTGAAGCGCAACCAAAAGCCGGATCTGGCGGCGGCTATGAGCCGTCCCGGTTTTAGCTTATAACGCGGTCCGAATCGGACCGGAAAGGAGACCGCATGAAAAAACTAAAAAGCGCTCTGGCCCGGTTCGGCCCGGACATGTTGCTGGTCTGCGGCGCGGGCACAGTGGCCGTGGGCTGTGGGATGATCTGGCTGCCGCTGGGCGTGATCGTGGCCGGTGGGGCGCTAATCGCCTTCTCCCTGCTGAGCGGTCCGGGAGGTGATGAGCAGTGAGCATGACCAACAGGCTGCGGCTGGCCGTCAGCCGCCCGCAGCAGGTACGGAATGACGTGACCGTCAAGACGCTGGCGGCATCCGGCGGGCTGGCCGTGGGTGAGCTGACCGAGACCACCGCACGGAAGCTGAGCGCGGTGGACGGGTGCATGGAGATCCTGAGCAACTCCATCAGTAAGCTGCCCAACTACATCATGAACAGCCGGACGCGGGAGCACGTAGACCACTACCTCCTGCGGCTGCTTAATGTCCGACCAAACGAGGCCATGACGCCCAGCATCCGGCGGAAGGTGCTGGAGAACAGCCGGAATGAGGGTGGCAACGGCTATGACTGGATCATCCGGGACCCCCGGACGGGGATTATCCAGGAGCTGATCCCGGTGCCCTGGTGGCTGGTTCAGCCCTGGCGGGATGAGGCCGGGCGGGTGTGGTACACCGTGACCCATCCTGTGACCGGCACGCCCATGGTGCTGCCCAACGAGGATATCTGCCACTACAAGGCCACCACACGGGACGGCCTGACGGGCATCTCGCCCCTGCGGCGGGCCAGAGAGGTGCTGGCAGCGGCACAGGCGGCGCAGGCGTATGATCTGGCGTTTTACGCCAACGGCGGCCAGCCCAGCGGCGTGCTGGAGACCGACAGCGATCTGGGCGGCTGGGCGGAGGACGTCAACGGCAAGCACATCCAGAACGCGGACGGCAGCTATCAGACCCGGAAGGATCAGCTGCGGCACGAGTGGGAGAAGGTCCACGCAGGGCCAAGCAACAGTCACCGGCTGGCAATCCTGGATCTGGGGCTCAAATACACCACCATTGCTGCCACAAACAAGGACGCCCAGTTTGTAGAGAATAAGGAGGTCTCCATCCGGGATATCGCCCGGTATTTCGGGGTCCCACTCTACAAGCTGCAAGAGGGCAAGCAGGCCTATGGCAGCAACGAGCAGAACGCCATTGAGTACGTGGTGAGCACTCTCCATCCCATCGTCAACCAGTACGCGGAGGAGCAGACGTGGAAACTGCTGACAAACACGGAGCTGCGGCAGGGCTTGGAGATCCGGATCAACATGATGGCAGAGCTCAAGGGCGACACGGCCAGCCGTGGCGCCTGGTACACCAACCAGAGGAACAACGGCGTGTTTTCCGTCAACGATATCCGGGCACTGGAGGATCTCCCGGATGTGGAGGGCGGCGATGAGCGCCGGGAGAGCCTGAACTATGTCCCCTTGAAGGACTGGGCACGGCTCAGCGAACAGAGAAACGGAGGGAACGCAAATGCGGGTAACACTTAACGGCATCGTCGCAGCCGATGACGATGTGGAAATCTACCAGTGGTTTGGCTTCGCGGCTTTTTCGCCCAAGGCGGTGCGTGACGCGGTAGCGTCTACCCCGGAGGGTGAGGAGCTGGTGCTGGAGATCAACAGCGGCGGCGGCAGCGTGTTTGCCGGGTCTGAAATCTACAGCGTTTTGAGATCTTCCGGCATCCACACGGTGGCAGAGGTCCAGAGCCTCGCTGCCAGCGCGGCCAGCTACATGTGCCTTGCCTGTGACGAGGTGCAGATCTCCCCGGTGGCGCAGATGATGATCCATCTGCCGTCCACCAGCACCAGAGGGGACCGTGGAGATCATCTGCGGAGCGTGCAGATGCTGGACAGCACCAGGGAGGCCATCCTCAACGCCTACGAACTTAAGGCCGGTGGCAAGGCCGACCGGGCGGAGTTCCGGCGGATGATGAGCAACGAGACATGGCTGACGGCTCAGGAGGCCGTGGACTGCGGTCTGGCGGACGGCATCATCGGCGAGACGGCCGGGATCGCCCCACAGAATGTGATGAATGCCATCGGCAGCGGCATTCGGGCACTGGGATGCGCCGGGATGCCGGACATCACGGAGCTGCGGGCCAGATACATGGCGGAGCAGCACCCCACGCCGGAAAAAGATCCGGCACCCACAGCATCAACGGGCGGTGAGCCCGATGCAGATATCGGAGACTGGCAGGCGCAGGCCCGCCTGGATCTGGAAAAAATTAGATTTTAAACGGAGGTAACACAACATGAGCAATCTCAGACGCGATCTGGTGGATCTGACCACCCAGCGCACCGCCCGTCTGGAAGCCGCGCAGGCGGCTCTGGATGCGGGCAACCAGGCGGACTACGATTCCGCCATGGCGGATGTCCGTGATTTCAACGGCCGCATCCAGAACATTCAGGACCTCATCACCGAGCAGGACCGCCAGATCATGGCCGCTCCCACTCCCGCCGGCGCAGAGGCCCGTGACATGGCCGAGGAGCGCGGCCATGCCCTTATGACCGGCCACGCCGTGACCTTCACCGCCGACGAGACCCGCCGGGCCGTGATGAACTCCATCACGCTGGCCACCGGCACTCTGGTGGAGCCCACCGGCGCCGGCAGCAACATCCGGGACCCCCTGGGCAACGTGGCCTCCTCCATCGTGGATCAGGTGTACGTGCAGAACCTGACCGGCATGGGCAGCTTCCTGGAGCCCTATGTGATCTCCGAGCTGGATGCCAAGGGCGGCAAGGTGACCACCAACGCCGGCAAGGCCCGCACCACCAGTACCGACCCCACCTTTGGCGTGGCGAAGATCAGCCCCTACGAGCTGAGCGTGACCCAGTTTGTTGACCGGAACATCTCCCGGCTGAGCCCTGCCGACTACTACACCAAGATCTACAACATGGCGATGCGTGCCATGCGCCGGAAGCTGGCCGGCCTGATCGTCAACGGCGACGGCCAGGCTTCCCCCGATATGTTCGGCGTCAAGAACGCCAAGAACGTGGCGGGCGCTGCCATTGCCGCCAATGTGGACATCTCCGCCATCGATGAAAACCTGCTGGACACCCTGTTCTTCAAGTACGGCAGCGACGAGGCCATCGGCCAAAACGCCCGGCTTCTGCTGAACAAGGCGGATCTGGCGGCCATCGGCAAGCTGCGGAACAGCGACAAGCAGCGGGTGTTCAAGATCAATCCCACCGCAGGCAATCCCAACACCGGCACCATCGAGGACGGCGGCAACATCGTGCCCTACACCATCGTCAGCGATCTGACCGCCCTGTCTGCCTCCACCGCTGGCAGCGCTGCCATCCAGACCATGCTGTACGGCGATCCCGCCAACTACGAGCTGGGCCTGTTCGGCGACTACACCGTGCGGGTGGATGACAGCGTGAAGGCTGTGGAGCGCATGGTCACCATCCTGGGCGACGCCATGGTGGGCGGCAACCTGATTGTGGACAAGGGCTTCGTTATCGCGAACCTGCCTAAGTCCGGCGGCTGATCGGAGGAATGACGGATGGCGGCGTTTAGTGACCGGCAGGCCAGCATCCTAAGCTACTGCCGGATCGACGATCCCACGCCGGAGGACCTGACCCTGCTGGATGGTTTTTATGCGGACGCCGTCAGCTACATGCGCAGCGCGGGCGTGGCGGAGCCGGAGGCCGGTTCCGCCCGCCTGACCCAGTACAACACCTGCATTCTGGCGCTGGTGCTGGACGCCTGGGACAACCGGGGCACTCAGACTGCCGACAAGGCGTTTGCAGACAATCCCGCTTTCCGGCGGCGGCTGAACCAGCTGAAACTGACGGAGCCTGTAACGGTGTCCGAATCGGACACGGAGGGCTAAGCCATGGATGTGAATGCTGGAAAGCTGAATAAGCGGGTGGAGATCGTGCGGATCTCCACCTCCCCTGACGCTGACGGCTACGCAGCCCCCACGGAGACGGTGATCCGGCGGCCCTGGGCGCAGTTTTCCCGGGTCAGCGGGTCCGAGGCGCTGCGGCAGGGCGCGGACATGGGCGACATCAAGGTTCGGTTCCTGGTCCGCTCCGGGCATACGGCCATCAGCCGGAAGGACCGGGTGCGGTACAACGGCGCAGACTACGAGATCGAGTATGTCAATAACTACGGCGACAGCGGCGAGTATACGGAGCTGATCGCCAAGCTGCTGACGGCGGGAGGTTGATATGAGCATCAACGAGACGATCATCAAGGCGGTGACCCCCATCGTGCCGGTATGCGTTCCGGATGTGTACCGGCCCGATGCCGGGGAGACTCCGGCAGAGGTCTACTGTGTGTTCAACTACACAGAATCCCCCGACATATTTGGAGATGACGAACCGCAGGCCATTCGGTATCTGATCCAGCTGCACCTGTATCTGCCGCTTGGGCAGACGCCGCTCCGCCTGAAACGGCAGCTCCGGCGGGCCATGCTGGACGCCGGTCTTGCGGTTGGGGATTATACCAACGCCAGCGATCTGGAGGGCCAGCACTACGTTCTGGAGTGTCAGGCGCTGGATCTGGAGGTGGGCTGATGGGCTTCACGGTCAGAGGGCTTGACGAGTTCTCCCTGTCCCTCAAGGAGCTGGCGGAGCTGCCGAACGCGGTGCAGGATGACATGCTGGAGGCCGGAGCCGCAGTTGTGGCCAAAGCCCAGCGAGACAAAGTGATTGCCTACGGCATCTATGACCGGGCGAGCACCCAGCATGTGGCGGAGTCCATCAAGCCGGGCAAAGTGAAGGTAAAAAAGGGGCGGCGGGTCATCTATGTCAGCCCCACGGGCAAGCGGAAGCGCGGCAACACAGAGACCCGCAACGCGGAGATTTTATTCGTTAATGAGTTCGGCAAGAGGGGACAAAGTGCCCGGCCTGCCGTGCATGACGCCAACGAGGCCAGTGCGGAAGCCACCACGCGGGCAGAGTTCGAGGTTTATGACAGGTGGCTGAAATCCAAAAATCTGTAAGGAGGAAACCATGGGCAACAAAGCAGTTAAAACACCTCTTGGTATGGTGTCCAGTTACTTCTTCCCCTTTGCCAGCGAGCCGGTGGGCACCCATCCGGTCTACGGCGAGAAGGTGGATATGGGCGCGGCCGTCAAGGGCTATCTGAGCCTGACCACGGCCTCCGGCGACATCACCGGCGATGACGCCATGCTGCTGTATTTCGAGCAGTTCGTCTCCGGTCAGGTCGATGTGGAGACCACGCTGAGCGATCTGGAGGTCAACGCCAAGATCTACGGCCACAGCTACAAGGCGGGCCGGGAGACCGCCAAGGGCGAGGACAGCGCCCCCAACGGCGCCTACGCCTTTATCGAGCCGATTTTGAAGAAGGACAAGACCCTGGTCTACCGGGCCTCGTTCTTCTACAAGGTTACGGCCATGCTGAGCGCGGAGAAGCAGGAGGCGGACACCCGCAAGAGCGACTTCAACCCCAAGATGAACGCGGTGAGCCTGCGGGTGATGAAGGACAACGCGGACGCATGGCGTGAGCGGCAGGAGTTCCCCACCCAGTCCGAGGCGGAGGCATTCATTGACTCTCTGGCGGGCGGCACGGCGGCCTACGGCGTGACCATCACCCATATCGGAACCGGCACCAGCGATCCCGGCGAGGGCACCACCTATGTGACCGCCGGGCAGAGCCTGGCCATCAACTTCGGTACCAAGGACCCCACGGCGCTGTATGACAACGCCGTCAACGTGACCAGCAATCTGGCCGCGCACAAGTACACCGTAAGCTCCATCGCGGCGGCTCACGAGATCGTGGCCGTCTGGAGCACCTGATCTTTACCGCAAGGACGGCCCGCAATGGGCCGCCCTTGCAGGAGGTTTATGCCATGCGATACGTTACCTTTGATTTCAACGGCAGCCCTCTGCCGCTCATGCTGACGATGGGGGCGCTTTTTGATATTTATGACCGATTCGGCGTCCATGACAATATCCTGCGGGCCACCGGGGCCATGGAGGACACCACTCAGGGCTGGATGGCCTGCTGTGAGCTGGCGGAGTTGCTGATGCAGCAGGCGGCGCTGTGGCGCAAACGGCAGGGCTATGCCGACCGCAAGCGGGCCACGGGCTGGCCGTGGCGCTCTCAGGACCGGGCAGCGGTCCGCGCCGCCGTGCGGCAGGCCATTGCGCGGGGCTTTTACCGGGCAGTGCCCTCCGGAGAGGACGCCGGGGAGGTCAACTTAGTTCTGGCAGTCCGGGAGGATGAGCGGGCGGAGAATCCGGAGCGGCTGCGGGTTGGTTTTCTGGCCGTATGCGCCGCCCGGCTGCATCTGGCCCCGGCAGACGCCTTGCTGCTGACGCCGGGCGAGTACCTGGACATGGTGACGCTGCTGAGCGGCGGAGAGGAGGGAGACTATGGCGGTCCGGCAGATTACAACTGAGATCTCGATCAAAAACGAGGCTGAATTTCGGAAGCAGATGAAGGCTGTGAACAACAGCCTTTCCGGGATGAAGTCTGAGATGGCCAAGGTCTCCGCCGAGTTTGACGGCCAGGCCAACAGTGCCGAGGCGCTGCGGAAGAAGCAGGCCATTTTACAGCAGCAATATGACCAGCAGAAGGAGAAGGTCCAGGCACTGGCCCGGATGCTGGAGAGCGCCAAAAGCGCCTACGATGAGAACAGCGATGTGGTTTTAAGCTACCAGCGGCAGCTGAACACGGCCACGGTGGAGCTGATCAAATTTGACCGGGAGCTGAAGAACACAGACAAGTATCTGGATGAGGCCGCCCAGTCCGCAGACGGCACGGCGTCCAGCATTGACGAATTCGGCAAGACCGTCAAGGACGCCGGAAAGGACGGCTCCGATGGCATGGGCCAGCTCAAGGAGGCCTTCGGCCAGCTGGGCGAGGCAGCCAAGAGCGGAGATATCAACGGCGTTGTGGCGGCTCTGGGCTCCATGAAGGGCCTGCTGGTTGGCGGTGCTGCTGTGGCCGGGGCCAAGGCTCTGGCGGACGGCATTCTCAACATCACGGAGTCCACCAAAGAGTACCGGACGATTCTGGGGACGTTGGATGTCTCCAGCAAGCAGGCCGGATACACCCAGGAGCAGACCACGGAGATCTACAAAAAGTTCCAGGCGGTTCTGGGAGACACGCAGAAGGCCGCGACGGCTACCGCCAACCTTCAGGCGCTGGGGCTGAGCCAGGAAAACCTGCGGACTATTGTGGAGCAGGCTATCGGCGCATGGGCCACCTATGGCGACTCTATCCCCATCGACAGCCTGTCTGAGAGCATCAACGAGACGGTGCAGGTGGGCAAGGTCACCGGCGTCTTTGCGGACGCCCTCAACTGGGCTGGCACCAGCGAGGACGAATTCAACAAGAAACTGGCGGCCTGCGCCGATACTACCGAGCGGGCCAATCTGGTGCTGTCCCAGCTGTCCCAGCAGGGCTTACAGGAGACCGGGCAGGCGTGGGTACAGAACAATCAGGACATCATCGCCGCCAACACGGCGCAGGAGGCCATGAATGAATCCATGGCGCAGCTGGGCGAGGCGCTGCAGCCAGCGGCCAGCTTCCTGCTGGAGTACGGATCCGCTCTGGTGGACGTGGCAACGATGGGCGTCAACGCTCTTTCGAGTCTGGTGGAGTGGTTCGACAATCTTTTCAACGCGCAGCAGAAGGCCACGCAGGCCAGCTTTGAGGCCATCGACAGCCAGTACAATCTGGCGGACTACCAGGCCAACGGTCTGGTCAATGCCGGCGGCGTGATCGACTACGCCGCAGCCAAGCGGATGCAGGACGCCGGGACATTCAAGCGGGCCTCCGGCGTCTCCCGCGAGGAAGCCCTCAAACGGGGCTGGACCGTCTCATCTGTAAGCGATTTAGCCTGGGAAAACGAAAAATATCGCCAAGAAGTTGCGCGAAATGCAGTTGCTATGGGGGCGTTGCCTGGTTCCCTCTATTATCTGTCCAAAAAGCCAAACGGCTCCCACGCGGGCGGTCTGGACTATGTCCCATACGACGGCTACATTGCGGAGCTGCATCAGGGCGAGGCGGTGCTGACCTCCGGCGAGGCGAATTTTCTGCGGGACGCCATGGCGTCCAGCCGGGTGCTGGGGGGCGGCCGCAGAAGCGCCGGCGCAGCCGCCACAGGCAGCGGCAGCAGCGGCGGCACAGCGCCCAAGGTCTACGATCTGACCATCCCGGTGGAGCTGACCATTGACGGGGCCACCTTTGCCCGCAAGGAGTACAAGTACCGCATCGCCGAGGACAACCGGCGGGGCACGCCGCTTTCCGGCAAGGGGGTGCGCTGATGGAACGTCTTCCCTACATTGTGGACGGCGCGGATTTCACATCTTACGTCAATCGCTGGCAGTACAGCGTGGGCTTCGACTTCCGGGAGGGCAGCAACGGCGGGCTGATGCTGGACGGCTCCATCTATCGGGATCTGCTGGCCATCAAGGCCCGCGTCTCCGTGACGGTCAACGACCAGCGGGGGCCGGAGCTGTCGGCGCTGCTGGCGGCGGTGCTTAAAAACGAGGTGCAGCTCACCTATTTTGACCCCAAGGCCAACGCGGAGCGCACCGGGACGTTCAAGCCCACGGTGGAGGAGGTCAGCCTCCCGCCGGTTCCCGGTTCCACCCGCTGGGGCAAGGGCTTCCGCATCACCATGGAGGAGAAATGACATGGCAGTGAACGAAATCCGCTACAAGGGCGCGGCCTACGCCGTGGACGGCGATATCTGGACGTCCTCCGGCTCATGGTATGAGACGAAATCCCTCAAGTGCGACAGTCTGGAAGCTAACAGCTTTGAGGTCACGGTGTCCGATTCGGACCGCGTCATTACCAGCTTCCGCAAAAACGACAAGGTAGAATATTTTCGAGACGGCAGGCGTATGGGCATTTTTTACCTTCAGACGGTGGAGCGGGTCGGCCCGGACAGCTATCACCTGTCCGGCCTCAGCGCCGTGGGACTGCTGATGACCAGGAAGCACAATGGCGGCATCTATACAGGCCAGACCGCCGGAGAGGTGATCCGGGACATCTGCGGAGATATCCCGGTGAAGGTGGAAAGCGTGTATGAGAGCCGAAAGCTCTACGGCTGGCTGCCCTATGTGCAGCCCTCCCAGTCCAGCGCCCGCGATAATCTGGCAGAGGTGCTGTTTGCCATCGGCGCATGGCTGGGCGTGGACAACGACGGCGTGCTGCGGGTGGAGAAACTGTGGAACGGAACGGCCAGCGCCATCGGGCCGGGGCTGATCCACGCGGATGGCTGCTCCGTGCAGTATACCGACGCCGTCAGCGCCGTGGAGATCACGGAGCACCAGTGGGTGCCGAGCAGCGACGCTGTGACGCTCTTTGAGGGGACTACAGAGCAGGGGGCGCTGATCGTGTTTGACGACCCGGCCCACGACCTCACGGCAGACGGCTTTACCATTCTGAAAAGCGGGGCCAACTACGCGGTGGTCTCCGCCGGTTCCGGCACCCTCACCGGGCAGGGCTACACCCACATCACCCGCATCATCCGCAAGACGGTAGCAGAGGACGCGGAGGAAAACGTGGTGGCCATCACGGACGCGCATCTGGTGTCCCTTACCAACAGCGTAGACGTGGCCAACCGCACCGCCGACTACTACCGGCACCGGGAGACCATTCAGGTGGACATCAATCCTCTGTCCGGCCCGCCGGGGAACGTGGTGCAGATCTATCACCCATGGGACAAGGTAATGGTCTCCGCCTGCATCGCAGAGCGGGAGACTACCATCTCCGGCCTGCTGAAATCCGGCATTCAGGCGCTGGTGGGCTTTACGCCGCCGCAGCCAGACACGGCGGAATATCTGGACGAGCGGGTGATCCTGACCGACGCCGGTACCTGGACCATGCCGGAGGGGGCCGTGACGCTCCGAGTTGTGCTGATCGGCAAGGGCTCCGACGGCACCGCCGGAAACCCCGGCGGCTCCAATATACTCTCCAGCAGCACGAAGTCTAACACATCGTCCGCGACCTTCAGCGCCGGAGCTGCCGGAAAGGGCGGCTTCGGGGGAATCGGCGGCGACGGTGGGAAAATCAACATCATAACTCTGGAACCGGAGGCCGGGCAGCCGTTCGTTTATGATACCACCGGCGACGAGGTCACCTTCGGGACCTACTCCAGCGCAAATGGTGCGGCTTCAGAAGCCGGTTATTTTGACAGCACCACACTGGAATACTTCGGGCGGAAGGGCGCTGACGGCGTCAGCGGCGGCGACGGCGGGGCCGTGGGCGCTTCAGGAAAATCCGTTGGAGACTACTTCGGAGGAAGCGGGACCGCAAGCAAGAGAATTCAAGACAAATGGACAGTTAGCGGCATTACCTACACCGACAGAGGCTCTATCCAGGGTTTCGGTGGAGGCGGCGCGGCCAAGGGCCGGAATGGGCGCAGCGCCAACGGGTCGATCCGCTTTCAGGCGTTCGGCTTTACCCCTGATGTCGCAGTCAATAGCAATGCGGACGGAGTCTCCGGCTCTGCAGGTGATGACGGCGCCAATTACGGCGACGGTGGAGACGGCGGAAACGGTGGAGGCGGCGCGGGAGCTACCGGTTCCGTCAGCGTATCTTTTACGCCTTCGGCCCCTTCCGGCGAGCGCACGAGCTGTTCCTGGAGCGGTGTGTTTCTGCAAGGCGGCTCCGGAGGCGCCGGAGGCGCGGGCAAAAAGGGCTGCGTTATTCTCCATTACCGCCGCCCGAAGGTCGTGCAGACCGGCCCGCTGGTAACGTCCGGTCAGAAGTGGCTGCTGGACAGTCTGGGCCGCAGGATCATTGTATAAGGAGGCAGTTATGGCAACTTTAGAGGAGCGTGTAGCGGCGCTGGAAACCCAGCTGGCCGCACTGACCGCTCCGCCTACGGACTACTACACCATGGCGGAGACCGGCGAGACGGTGGACGCTGCCGTGCAGGCGGTGAAGAACGGGAATTTTGTGGTTCCATCCTCCACGGCGGGAAGCACGAAGAAATTCAAGCTGACGGTAGACGATACCGGCACCGTCAGCGCCACGGAGGTGACGTCTTGATGGTACAGGGTGATGCGTACAGCATCGATATTACAATCAAGAATCTGGGCGAGGCGATCCCGATTGAAACCGTGGAGAAGGTGGAGGTCACTCTGCTGAACCTGACGCGGTCTTATCCGGAGGAGGTCACCTACTCGGACGGGAAATTCCACTTCCCGGTCACCCAGACGGAGACCTTCAAGCTCCCCCCGGTGTGCCCCATGCAGGTCCGGGTGAAGTTTACCGGCGGGGACGTGGTCGGCTCCATGATCCAGATGGTGGAGGTGGCCGGGGCAATCAGTAAGGCGGTGCTGTGATGCTTACCTTTGAGCTGCAGCCGCGCGAGGCCCTTGAGATCTCCTTTGCCGTGTCTATCGTCGCGGGAAAGGGAGACCCCTACACCGGGGCGTATCAGGTGACGCCCAAGATCTACGGCCCGGTGGTGCTGGAAACAAAGGACAAGTCCATGGCGGACGATGTGACGGTCTTAAAAATCCCCCAATTTGAGGTGTCCAACGAGGCCGGGGGAAATACATTGATTATGGGAGACGAATATTATGGAGGATAAATACATCAACAAGGTCATCATCGGCAATGACGTCAAGCTGGACCTCACCGCGGATACCATCACCCCGGAGGACCTGAAAAAGAACGTCACGGCCCACGACAAAAGCGGCGCCCCCATTGTCGGCACAAACACATTTGATGCCGACACCCAGGACGCAACGGCGGCAGCGGCAGAGCTGCTGGACGGCAAGACCGCTTATGCCCGTGGCGCAAAGTTCACCGGCACTATGCCCAACCAGGGCAGCAAAACCCTAACCATTGCCGCGAAAACCGAAACCCCCGCTATCCCCATGGGCTTCCACGACGGCTCCGGCAAGGCCCAGATCGACGCGGACGAACAGGCAAAGATCATCCCCGGCAACATCAAGCAGGGCGTGTCCATCCTTGGCGTAGAGGGTACTTATGGCGGCGAGGCCGTCAAGGCCCAGGCCAACAAGAACGTCACCCCCACTATGGCCCAGCAGGTCATCACCCCGGATGCGGAGTATGACTATCTGGCCCAGGTGACCGTGGCGGCTATCCCTATCACTTACACGGACAACGCGGCGGGTGGCCAGACGTTGGCGGTGGGAGCGTGATGGTATGGCGGTCAATAAGGTCGAGGTAAACGGTGAGACAAAGCTGGATCTGACCCAGGACACCGTGACCCCGGAGACTTTGCTTCCCGGCGCTATTGCCCACAGCGCGGACGGTAACGCCATTAGCGGGGCTGCGCCTGTGGTGCGCTATGATGCGGCGCAGACGCTCACCGAAGCGCAAAAGGCGCAGGCGAGGGGAAATATCGACGCAGCCCCCGGCGGGTTTGGGCTGGGTGGGGACACTAAGTTTTTAGCTGCGTCCGATGACCTGAACACCATCTGGCGACCTGGCTGGTATCAATTTAGGAACTCTCCAGTCAATGCGCCAACAGTGTCTTCTGATGGATGGGACGGTGAGTATTCGGCAATGTTTGTTCAGGGGCAAAATTCAGAAAATGTAACTCAAACTATACTTTGCGGGAATACGAAAGAGGTTTTTGGATGCCAAATCAAGCGCGTCTGTGTTACACAGGAGTGGCAGCCATGGGAATGGGTCAACCCTCCCCTGAGAAATGGAGTAGAATATCGCACCACGGAACGGTTCTGGGGAAGGCCGGTATATTACAAAATCGTTGATTGTGGACAGATTGCGGACAATAAACAAGTGGAGCACGGAATTGTGAATATGCGGGATTGCATATCTTTCCAAGGATTGCGTAGCGGTCTGCCAATGCCCAGCATTTCCAACAATAATTTGTCGGACCCATGGAGCTACTACGTTGCGGATGTTAGTCATACAAAAATCATACTTGCGTGCGGCACAAGCGCGGCAGGAGGCAACTGCCATGTAATGCTCAAATACACCAAAACCACGGACTAAGGAGGAAACACCATGAAAGTTATCAAATATCAGCTCTGTACCGAGGTTGACCACGGCACGGAGGATGAGCCGAAGATTGAGCAGGTTTTCTCCGCTGTCACGCTGGGATGGAGTGAGGCCAACGAAAAAATTGCCCAGGCGGAAGCCCACAATGGCGAGTATACCATTGAGGATGATGGTGAGCCGGAGCCAGCTCCCACTCAGATTGACCGCATCGAGGCCCAAGTGGCGTATACGGCTCTGATGACTGACACTCTAATGGAAAGCGAGAGGTAATCCATGAAAGAGAAAATCGCAAAATGGTACAAGCAGAGGTTGTGGACAAAGGCCATGGTCAAGAACGCCGTGAAGAAAGGCGCGTTGACCTCTGAGGATTACGCGGAAATTGTAGGAGAAATGTATGAATAACACTTGCATCTGCT